GTGACTCAGAATCAGATGTAAAACCTCGTTTTCGCGGAAGACCTTGTCATAGGTCACCGCGCCGACAGTAACGCCCTCGTACTGGCACATCTTCGCCGGGTATATCTCCGGCTCGGTAAAGCTGTCAGCCACACACCAGGCAGCGACACCGCGGTTCACGCCGTCGGTTCTCTGCGTCGGCACGACGAGAGCCTCACCCTCGGCAAGCAGCTTCGTCACAAGCTTGTGCCAAAAAACGGTCGCGTTCTGATTCACGTTCGGTTCGATGTTCCAGAGCACCCAGTCGCGCCCGCGCTGCTCTTCACCCTTGACAAAGGTCCGGATCGAGCACCGCGAAATAGCGTTCGCGATCATATTCACGCAGGACGCGAAAGCAACATTCGCCGCCGAGCACTGCACCGCAGCGTTAGCAAGCTCAGACACCGGGGTGTCGAGATATATCGTTTTCTTGCGTCCCGGAATAATCCATTCCCAAAAGCCCATCATTCATCCCCTCTCAAAACGGCAACTCTTCTTCATCTTCGATAAGTTCAAATTGCGGCGCGTCCGTCCCCGGCATCCCCGCCGCCGGCTGCGATTGCGCCTGCGACTTCGAGCCGCAGAAATTCGCCTCCGTGATTTTGCAGAAAAGTTTCGATTTCTTCTGCCCATCCTTGTCCGTCCACGATTGCGTGACCATCTTGCCGATGACGGCAATTTGGTCGCCCTTCCCGAAATACTTCGAAACAAACTCAGCTGACTGCCTCCATGCCCGGCAAGGCATGAAACAGACCTCCTCGTTCTCCTTGTACTTCTTGCTCCAGGCAACCGTGAAGTCGCACCAGAACACGCCGCTCTGCGTCGATTTAAGCTCCGGATCGGCGACAAGCCGCCCTTGCAGTATCATCTCATTGACCATTGTCTTCTTCCTCGCACCTCAGATTTTTATAACTCCGATCTTCGGCATCTCAACACGTCCGCTGCCGAGAACTTCCTCGCAGGTCATCGACGCGACGAGAGCCATAAAAGGGTCGGTCTTCCGGCTTTTGCCTTCGATCTTCGCATAGATAAAGTTTCCGGTATCGCACCCGACGCGCTGCGACGATCTGACGCGCTTGGTGTTGTTCGTCGCCCACCTCAGACACGGATTGTCTCCCCAAACAAACAGCCCTCGGGTAAAACACAGCTGAATCGTCGGGTCCGTCCGCATGATGTCGGATGGTCGGACAAGTTTCACGCGCTTCTTGTCATTCGCGTCAAAGCCGATTTTCCGCAGAGCGTCAGCCATCGCCGACCAGCGGAAGTTATCCATTGCCAGCATCCGGATCGTGTATTGCCGTCCCATCGTCGCGATATAGTCGGCAAGCAGCTCCGGCGAGATCGAGACATCTTCGACAAAGGTGCATAGCCCCTGATCCACCCATTTTTGCCACGGTGCTTTCACGCGCCCGAGCGTCGGAGAATCGCGACATATCCATGCGTGATTCAGGTCGAGCCGCTTCTGACCGTCGCGGAAGTGGAAATTGATTGCCGCCCAGTCGCTGAATTCCGCATAGTCAAGCCCGACCGTGCAGGGCGAACCGGGACGAATATCAAGCGGCTTGTTCGTGGCCGCTATGTTTTCATAATCACTCACTGTAAGCTCCGGGTTTGATCTCGGCAAGTTGAATCGCTTAGTGAGAAGGTCAATTCTCGCCTCCTGACTCACCTTGCTTTCGCG